ATGTTTTTTTTTCTCCATTCATTTAGTAAATAAATTGACTAAATGAAGGGAGAAAAGTAATGAGGATATGATAAAGACACTGACAAAAACGGATCGAAGAAACGCATATCTCTACTGTAAGTTTCGTGATGAACAGTATGCCCTATATGACGAGTACGCCAAGCGTCACGGATTTTCCATGCGCTCTCTGCTGATTGTAAACGCATTGTACTATGCGAAAGACGGTATGACACAAAAGGAAATCTGTCTGCGAACATTTAACTCGAAACAAACGATCAGTCTCATCATTAAAAGAAAGCTCCTTATACAAAAAATACCGCCCCCCTATTTGAGCCGCGATCCCCCCCTTTCCTTCCTTTTTTCTAATCACCACTCCAATATAAGTTACCCCACTATAATTTAGCCATTAAATAGGTCTATCCAGCATCCATAGCATACCTACCCTATGCTATATCTGATTCTCCTTCTGGAATAGGATAGGGGTCATCAGTAAAGTAATGATACATATAATTACCACTAATAATAAGATAAGCATTTTCTCCACCAAATAAAGCAGTAGTATCTGATACTACAGTTTGAAAATATGGATATTGAGTTATTTTATCATTACTAATATTGTTCGGATTGAGTAATACAATATAATCAGAAAAATCAACCTTACTAAAATCATTAGCAGCTAACCAACCATCTAAAGTAAGCTATTTATTTAATATCTTAAATATCGTATCAGCAAACATAGTAGGTATATCAGAACCTTTATCTAATTTCTTAACACAAAATTTAGCTATAGTAGCCCCATTCATAGATTTAGTATCTGTATAGTTTAAGGATTTAACATTATCCGTTATATCTCTACCATTAGAATCATACTTATAAAACTTATAATATGGATTATTAAAGTACTTAACAAATACAACATTTAAATCACCATAACCACCGCTTTCTGGATTTCTCACTCTATCAAGCATTACTATCATATTTGTGTTAGTACTATCAGCTATATTACCTATTTTACTAGATATTACTTCTCCATACATACCATTATTAATATTGTCAGATTTTTGTAAAGTGATGTCCTAGTCAGATGTAATATTAATAGCATTATTAAACATATCTGGTAATACTTCTTCAAAGGTGTAAAAATCATCTTTAACAGTAACCTTATTATAAACATTATCCATTGATAAACTAGAACTACCCCCACTATAATCACTTCCTACAATAACTTTAGAATGTTCTAGAGTTATTTTAGTTGGAGTAGGATTATCAATAATATAGCTATAATATTCATTGATTCCATTTTTAATAGCATCATAATCCAAAAAATAAACTACATCTTTATCAGCTACTACTGTTAATCCTAAATACTAACATATTTCTTCCAGTATCTCCTAGCAATTCCACGCTACATCATTATCTGTTTCCTTATCTTTTTTCTTATTAAAGAAATTCTATTCTGATATATATAATTTATCTAATATTGTTTCAGTTGTATCTTTATTAAGTTGTGTATTTACACTAATAACAAAGCCAGAATAAGCATTACATTTTTTTACTATTTTATTAATAATAGTATATAAACTTACAATACTCTTCTTAGGTATATCATATTTAATATATTGTAATGTTGATAATGCGTCGATACATTCTATCTCTATAGTTTCCTTATATTTAGTAAAGCCCATATCATATAAATTAGGAGTTGCATAGCCAGTCCATTCTATAGAATTTTCTTTATATAATTCTACTTTTGTTCCTTGTGCTTTACCACTATATATATCAAAGTGATAAGAAGGAGTAACTATAGCTACTGTAGCTCCAGTATATTTTGCTGGCTTATAAACTCCATCCCCTATCATTGATGTTACAAATGGTGTACCGCCCAAAGTAATATCTTTACTCTGGGTAGTACCCTCTGTAGTTATTTTAACTGTATATAAGGCATTATCTTTATTTCTGAACTATCCTTTATATATCATCGTATTTTATTCCTTTTATTATCATAATTATGTAATACTCCTCTTAATGTAGAACCTTCAATTTTAAAAGTAACTTCTCCACTATTTCCAGTACTACCACTTCCATCTAACACAGTAAATAGCTTTTTCTACTGTTTGCCATTAAGTATCATTTCTCCAGCATTTACCTAAGCTGTTAACATATCTCCGTGAGTGCTACCACCGCCAATAATACCACCATTAGCAAATGAACCCATAGATTTAACTTGACCTACTATAGCTGCTAATTGTGCTGCTCCTAATGCTGCAAAAGCTATCCAAGCCCACGGACCTAAAGAAGCTGCTTGACTTGTTGCAGTTGCATAACCACTAATCATAGTTGCTACAGATTGTGCCATTAATCCAGCTACATCTAATTCTGGTATGCCTAGATTACTTCCAATACTAGATAAGCTAGAACCTAAAGAATCAATAGCATCACGAGCTTCATTTATTTTCTTTTCTACATCAGATTCTATATGTATTTTAATAGGCTCTAAACCTAACTACTATAGCTATTCATTTATAGCAGCTATTTCCGTTTCTGCTTGTGATTTATCTATAATCCCTAGTTCTCTCTATTTTACAATAGAATCTACATTAGTCTAAGCATTACTAAAGCTATCTAGTTTATCCTATGTTCCAATACTTACATTTTTAATCTTAATAGTTGTGTTATCAGAAAGATTATCAACCTATTTCTATAAATCATATACTTTAGTTTTTAATTCTAATCTGGCTTTAGCTGTAAGAGTTTCATTATTAAGTCTATTTTGTAACTTACTAATTTGTTCTTCTAAATCCGATATAGAACCATTTTGATATGGCTTTTCTTTTTTATTAGCAATTAAATCCAGTAAAGCAGCTCTTTCTTTTAACTTAGCATTTCTTTCCTCTTCTGTTAAGTTTAAGTTCTTTAAATCATTATCTACTTTACTTAATTGATTTTCATAATCAGCTATAGAACCTTTTTCAAATTTAGGTGGCTCTACCTTTTCAAATGATTTCTATACAACATCTATTTTATCTTTCCATAACTAAATCTCTTTAGTAGTCTTTTTAAATTCCTCTGAATTTACCTTTAATGTTTTTAGCTTATTCTCTAATACTGTTACATTGTCTTGCATACCTTGCAACGTATTAGCATCTTTATTAAATTTAGGCTCTGCTTTAATAACTTTCTTATGTTTATTAGTCTTAGTTTTCTTAGTCTTTTTTGAACCACTAGAAGGTTTACTAACTTTAGGCACTTTATTAAGCTCTCCAGTTAGCTATGTAGTATAACCTTTGATTTTATTCTAAGATTGTTTTAACTAATTCTCTAATCCTTCTACATATTTATTTCCATCAGATTTACCAGTATTATAAATATCAGCACCTTTAGCACTAAATCTCCATTTACCATCAGAACCAACAGAACCATATCTACTATTTCTATATGTTCCATCAGTAATTTCTTGACCGTCTGCTACTTTAGGTCTACTTGCTGCTTCTGCTGCTGCTTTTGCAGTTTGTGTATTTATTTTATCAATTAGTTCTATCTGTTTTTTATATTCATCAGTAATTTTAGATAAGTAAGCAGCAGCTTTAGCTCTAGCTATAAACCCCTAAACTACAACACTTGTATTTTTAGTAAATGCTTCCTCTACACTATTTACATTATTAACAGATATTCCTAAATCGGTAAGTTTGTTTTCATTATCCTTAATCCATTGATTTTTTTGATGTGCGCTACTAAGTGACTTCCATTCAGCTTTTAAGCGTGTGTAATCAGTCATTAACTAAGCAAAAGTATTAGATAAAGTTGTAGTATAATTATCTACAGATTTAGCTGATTGATTTAGCTAGTCTTGATGTTCTTTTTCAGCATCAGCACTATTAGATGTTGCAATAGCATAAGTAGCTAATGCACCAGCTCCCACTATAAGTAATCCACTAAAATCACCTAATAATGCTTTACCTATAGCTTTAACAGTATTCCAAACTTTCATAACAGCAGTGTTAGCACCAGTAGCTATAGTATTAACTCCAGTAGCAGTACTATTAACTGTTGTAGCCTAAGCTGTAGCTAGCTCCTATATCTGCTTTATTTTAAGCATCAAAATACTATCTTTATTTAATGTATTTGCTATAGCCTACACTCCATTAAGAATACCTAAAGCGGATTGTACTTTTAAAATAGCTTGCTATACTTCTTTATTTTCAGTACCAAACATCCCCATTACACCAGTAGCTATAGTAGCTGCTCCAGCAATAGCACTAAAAGCCTATATACCAGCATCTAAGTTAGCCGTATCAGAGCTTAATAATCTTGTTGCCTATCTAGCATCACCAATAGCATCCTAATACTCTGCTGCCTAAGCAGCCATTCTATGAAATATATCCGTATTACTTAATCCGTCCATATTCATCTAAGCTAAAGTATTTTGAATATCTTTTAATTTCTTTTTTAATGGTGCTGCTGAATTTGCTATTTTCTCAAATTTATCAGTAATTCTATCTAACTTACTACCAGCATCTCCAGTTTTATCTAGTTCCTATTTTACTTTATTCAGTGTACCAGATAAGTTATCCTACCCACTAAATTTAACAACGTAATCACTCATTATTTATAATATATTGATTTGCTTTCTTAATTAATTCTTCTCTTTGTTTTTCAGTTATAATATTATCTTCTATTATTTCTTCATCCCATTTAAACTTAATAATATCAGATAATTCTAAATGCTTTTTACTATTAGTCTATGCTATAAGAAAAGCTATTAATCTTGTCTGTTCCCAGCTATCTTTATGTTTATAATAACTATATTTCATAGCTGCATTTATTTCATATATCTCCATTTTGTCTAATACATAATCTGGAGGATAATTTAACTGTAGAACCAATATACTATATAATTCAGATATACTTAACTTTTTTTTTCTTTACTATCTTCTGAATTAAATAAAGTATCTACTTTATTTTGCTCCTAATTCAATTCAGTAAATTCTGTAAGTAGATTAGGGCTTTCATCTAAAGCATCTATAAAATCATCCCAATCTAAAATATTATCTGGATTATTAGCAATTATTACACTATAAAAGAAGATGTAATTATCTAACATCGTCTTTATTTCAAAAGGTCTACCAGTAATTTGTTCAAAGATAAACAAAGCTCTAAGTGTTTGTTTTATCTTGTATTCTTTATTTTTTATAGTAATTAATTTCATCATTTAGTCTATTTAAAAAAGAATAGCCCTTATACCTACATTATAAAGGTATAAAGGCTATTTGTTAATATTACGCTTTCTTAGGTGTTAATGCTCCAACTCCAGTAAATTGTACTGTAAAAGTTGCGTATTCCCCATTAGGTGCATTAAGTTCTAGATTAGTAATAGCAGCCTTACCAATATATTGTGTATTTGTAGCACTACCAGCCGTTGCAGTCCATCCAGTTTCAGCTACATTATCTGTAGTTTCTTTCTTTAAACCAAATACCATATCTACTGGCTCCATTCTAATCATTGCATCAAATAGAGCATCATAAGTCATACCAGCATTACCAGTAGCACTAAATAAGTTTTCAGACTATCCAGTCCAACTAAGATTACTTACTTCACTAGCTGCCCATTTTCCACCACCTTCATCTTTATTACTTGTATCTTGTGTTTCACCACTAATAGTTAATGTATGTGAGGTTGCAAGTGCAATAGACTTACCCCCTATAAACATCATCAAATCGCCACCTTTAATTTTTCTGTTAGCCATATTAATTTAATGTTATTTTAAAATTCAAATTCTATAAAAAGGAATTTTCTATATACTCCTCTGAACCATCTTCTAATACTATATCTTCTACATCTATTCCAGCTATTAATCCAGATTTATGTTCTAAAGCTACTCTTACTAATTCAGCTATTTCTACACTTTCTTTATAATTATCAGTAATAACAAATACTTCACATAATACAGATTCATTAGTACGGTCTTTATTATTTTCTGGTATTAACCCAGTTCTTCGATACATTATAAAAGGAAAGGTAGTAGTTGTATCTGCAATTAAAGGATAAATTTTATTACCTACTGCTTTATGAATAAAATCTACATCTAATAAAGTATATATTACTTTTCCTATTTGTAAACTGCTTATCATAGTTTTTTATCTAATAATTCTGTTATTACTTGATTAATCTTAGTTTCATTCTATCTAGCTTTACTAAAGAAATGAGTTGCTTTAATAGTTCCTTTATTACTATGTTTTTTAGTCTATCTTTGTTTAGTACCTTTTTCAAAGAATTTTAATCTAAAATCCCCCATAATATGTACCTTTACTTCGCTATAAGCATTATCTGCTTTTAGTCGTATTCCAGATAATAATGTTTTTCCAGTAAATCTAGATGGTGTATTATATCTTATACCAGTCTTTGTAAGCTCGCTTTCTGCCTACTGTTTTAATGTTGTAGCACCTTTTTTAAGTGCTTGCATCATTATTTTATTTCTATTCTCTGGTGATAGTTTTTCTAACATAGCATCTACCTAACTACGGTCTACTATTTTATTCATTTATAAGCTCCGTTTTAATAGTTAGTGATTGTTTACTTTTATTTGGCTCTAAAGATAATATTCTATATTTCTTATTTTTCCAAATTATTCTATCTTTTTCATCTATAGAATGATAATACCTAATTTTAAAGATTACATTATAAGTAAATATAATCTCATTATTTTCATTAGTTCTATTACCATCATTAAATGTTACTCCAGCTCTAGTAGTTATAAATTCAGTCCATTTAGTATCATTAGCTCCAAATCCATTCTACTAAATAGTTGCCCTTTCTATACTAATCCTATCCGATAATAATCCAGCCTACATATTATGGTATATTATAATGTTTATAAAGTCCTAATAAATACTCCATAGTATAAGGTACTTTCATTACAGTACTATAACTTACTGGCTCTCTATTAGCATACAAATTACCAACCATTAGTAAAATAGAATGAGTAACAGCAGATGGTAATTTACCACCTACTATTAACTCATTTAAAGCTATGTCTAAATGCTAAGCTACTGAATCTTCTGCTACCTAAATAAGAGTTGTTATATAAGCATCATCATCAGTAAAACCATCATCTATATTAAGATGTTTCTTTGCTTCTTTTAATGTAACAAACATAGCTTTTACTTATTAAATAGACTAGATTACTTAATTACTTTCTTAGCAAATGCTTCGGCTCTGCGTGGCTTAGCATCAAAGTAAGCATTAATTACTAAGCGTACTTTACCGCTTGCTGCTTGTGTATATGGGTCTACAGTCAAATCAATACCGCCCCATTGTCCTATTACGTAATCAGAGAAATTACCTAATACCATACCTTTAGATGTACAAGCTGATGTAGAATAAACTGGAATACCGTCTACTTCTCCACCTTCCATCAAATAACCAGAAACTCCAGTAGATTTAAGAGTAGTCTTTAAAGTAGCCTTAACATTAGGTGCTACAATAAATGCAAGATTACCAGTTACATTTTTATCCTCTAATGCTTGTTCCATATCTACAATACCTTTAAAATCTAAAGCTGTAGTATCAGCAGTTACACCATTAAATACGCCAGCTGGCTTAGTATTAGAACCAGCAGCATTACCTAAAATAGTTTTCTCCAATTCATTAGAGATAGCTCTTACAATATCATTTTTAAGCATTTCCTCTGCTGATACTGAATCTTGAATAAGGAACTGCTTAGAAATATCTATAAATGCTGTTAATCTCTTAGGCTCTAAATTAACTTCACTAAATTTACCAGCACCATCAGTAGCAGCATCTACTTCACCAGCCCAGCCTACATTAGAACCACTATATACTGGAATAGATACATTACCTACTAAACCACTCATATAAGTAGCACCAGCCTAAGCCATTACTAAATTAGCTCTAAGTGGCTCTAAAATATTAAGTTTATCTTCTGCTACAACTTCTTGACCATTTGTAGCTACTGTAGCTTGAATATCACCTCTTTCTTCAATAGGTAATACAATCTGACCGCTATATGATTGCCCAGCCTTACGCATTTCTGCAATACCAGCGTTTACTACTTCCTAACTTCTTTCATCCAAATTACGGTTATTTGCGATGTCATTTACTGCTTTAATCAATGAAAATTTACTCATAGTTCTTTTAATTACTTTGTTTGTTTCTTTGTTTAACTTATCATTAATATCTCTAATTTCTTTGTCAACATCTGCTATTTGCTTACATAAATCATTGTAAGCATTTTCTTCATCTGCTGATAACTTTCTAGATTCAGATTTACCAGCTGTAAGGATATTCTTAGCTTGAATAGTAAGCTATTCCTTTTTATCCAATAACTCTAATGTGTTAGCCATTAATTTTATTTTCTAGTTCTTTATAATAGTCTTCTATCTCTTTCTTTTCCTATTCTTTTAAGTTATCTAGTCCTCTGGTATTAACTGATGTTGCATCATAAGCAGCGTGATAAACTGGTGATACATCATAAAGCTATTTAATATCTTTGATAGTACGTAAATAAGTACCGTCTGCTCTTTTCTCCCAGCTATCAGAACCTACAGTAAAAGCAAATGAAGATGTACTAATATCGCCCCTTCTAAGTCCTTCTAATAGTTCATCACCTAAAGCAGTATTAGGAGCTTCAAAAGCATACTTTAATCCTTTATTATCTATAGTAAGTTCTAAACTTCCATTACCTTTATTACATCTGGCTAATACTCCTTTGTCCTCATTGTGATTAAGTAAACAAAGTACATCAGAATTAGCTATAACTCCTTCTAAGGCTCTACTATCTATAATCTCTTTAAATCCTCCTAAATCATTTGATTCAGAGTTAAAAACTAAAGCATATCCTTCTACCTATCTACTTTCTGGTGTGATAGCTCTAATTTCTAAATTATTATTTCTTACTTCCTTCATATAATTAGTTCATTGTGCTAATAGGTTTTACATAGGTATTACGCGAGTTCGGGATAAGAAAAGGCTTGTAAAAGTTGGTAATCTCGTCAAAAATTCGTATCTTTATAGGTGATAATCAATAGATTACAAATTTTTGAACGATGATTACCAAGGACAAAGTTACTGAAATTTTCTGTATAATCGACGAGTTTGATAAGAATTTGAGTGCCG